TTTTAAATTCATTACCATCTTCTTCTGAATATTCTGCTACATTTTCCTTATCTATTACTTCTTTGTCTGATAAATCCGGCATGACTGTAACAGTCCTAGTCGCCATTTTTCGTTCCCTCCGATAATCCCTCAATGAAATATTTGCAGCAATCACAAGGACAACTGCAAGAGGGTCAAATACAAAGATGAGAAGTATAATTATCCAACGAACAGCTTCTTCAAGTTGCGATTCACTCACATCATCATATAACATACTCGCTACATAACGAATCGGCCCAACTTCTACAAGCGCAAGATTCAGTTCAGTTTTCAATTCATACTTCTCATCCGTCAAACCATCAATTTCTGTTTCTAAAGTTGATATTCTTGTCTTCAATAGACTCGTTTCATTATCCATTGCACCAATCTTGGCCAGTCCTTTTGAGATTGCACCAAGTTCAATGTATCTTTGGAGTGCTTTATCTAACGTATCTAATCTTCCTTCATATCTTCCTACCTGAGATTTTCGTTGAACAACCTTTAATTCTATTCTTTCTATTCGCTCTTCCAAGAGGGCGGTAGGACTTGATTGTTGTATATGCGCTCTTGAAAGAAATCCAAATATACCTAATGATGTAATCAACATCAAAACAACTACCGCTATAATGAAATAGGATTTGATTGTGTTTGGTGCAGATTTCCAATTTTGAAAAGTCCAACTTGCACATACTAATTTGCCTATTTCAAGTGTTACCGCCATCACAGCAATTGCTAGTTTCTCGGCAGCAAAAATTGCAGTCAAACCAACAATACTGTAATAGGCTGCAACTGTACTTATTGCAAGTGCAACAAATAATGTTAATAACCCAAAAAATATATTTCTCCTTCTTCATCTATGGATGTACATGCGATTTGGGTTTTACCCATTTCTTTGGTTTGTATGACTTTGATTTTGATTGAAGTTCCTTATTATCACATTGAATAATGCACTCATTCCATTTTTTGTATGCTTTTAACGGAATACATTCTTCTTCTTTCATAATTTTCCAACATCTATATGATTGATTAGAAATACAAGAAAATATAAAAAATTGCAATACAACAAAAAGAAAAATATTTCTCACATATAAAATTCTTTTATGTTTGACACTTGTGAATCCATATATAATTTTTTCCATTGAATTCTAACTTTAGGTTGTCCCTGTTTATGTTCTTCACTTAATACAGTTACATAATCTTTGAATTTTTCTTTAACAATATTCATTCCAGTTAAAATAGAATTATCAGTCCTAAAAGTTGAACATCCACCATCCGACCCAAATTTTGTGTTATATAAAAATTCATCAAATTTCCCTATTTTATATCCTCTACTTAAAATTTCTAAATTAAGAAGAATATCTTCGCATACTATTGTAGTATCATCAACCCATGACCAATCTATTTCTTCGTAAAGTTTTGAAAATACTTCACCATTTAGAGCATATGCATTATATTGACCACCTCCAGTATCCCAATATCTTTCTTGTGCTGGAGGCAGAAAGGCTAATCGGGGGCCAACCAAAACAACATTTCCATCTAATTTTTCATCAATACTTTCAATCATTTCATCATAATCATTATCAATAAAATCCCTCTTGGACATTTCCATATTTGATGCACCACCATAATATTTTGCATTTCTTCTTACAAATATAAGATCATCATCAACTACAAAATATTTAGATATTCCACCATGACGATGTATAATATCTCTTGTCTTCGCTATTCCTATATCATTATCAACCACCAAATATTCACAATCATATTCATACAGATGTTCTTCCTTTTTCTGCACAACCATTATTACAAGTTTTTTCCATTTATCTGGAAGTGCATTGTAAGTTATTTGATTATCATGTCGGCCTAAAGTAGGTATGTATATTTTATCCAAAGAAATCCTCCAAAGTTGATACATGCTCGGTCTTCCATCCGATAGCGCCCATTACAGAAGACATTGGTTCAATGAACGATTTATTGAATTGCAAATCATAATCTATGTATTCATTCAATCCAAATTCGGGAGGCAGATTATTGAGAATTGCAATCACAGAATCACCAACGGGGTTGGGTTTTTTGAGATATGCAAACTTTATTTTCTCACCATCTTTAATTGTTGGATAAGAATTGAGTAAATTATTGTCCTTCAAGAGTTTATTATACATCAACGCTCCCTTTACATGAATTGGAGTGCCTTTGCGATACAATTGAGCCGCATCGTGATATTTCTCAAGACCACGAACCGACCTTGGAAAGAAGATATCTTCTGCTGCAAGTTTACTGAATTCTTCTCTGAAATTTTCAATATATCCTATAGCATCATCTTCTGTGCCATTCATAATAATTTTGAAAATACCTTTCATTTTTTCTTTGCACGCTGCAGGAGTAGAAGAACGAACCGATTCAATTCCCATAACCTTGAGTTGTGGTTCTTCATAACGAACTCCCTCAGAATCATAGACATTCATGATATAACGCTTTTTAGCAGTCCATAATGCACGGTCTGCAATATTCTCACGTTTCATTACCATCTTCTGGTCAAATGCATTGACATAATCTGCAAGTCCTTGGTAAGATTTTTCTATGATTTTTTCCATTTTTTCAGAACAAACCTTATCCAAAAAATCAACAACCTTGGTCTTATCTTCAACATTATCACCAAAAACCTGTTTTACCAAATCATCCATACGAATATAAACTGAATCAGTATCAACTGCAACAACATAATCTTTTTCCTCTTCTGGTTTAAGAAGATTATTCAAATACTTGTTGATTTCTTTCTCAATCCAACGAATAGATAATTGTCCCGATGTTGTTACGGCTTCTGCGATTCTTTGGTCAAAAAAACGAAAATATTCATTTCCCATTGCACCAAAAGCAGAATTCAATGTTGTTTTGAGATTATTCTGCATATTATGATATTTGGAAATCAAATTGCTCAATTCATGTTTTTTATCTTTATCTCTTTCTTTGGTAAGTTTTTTCTTCGTTTCAATCATTAATTTCTTATACTTCACACGGTCATTATAAATCTGTTCCATCATTTCTGGAAGAAACCCTTGTTTGTCCGTTTTATAAAATTCATTATTTGGAGTATAAGTTACATTATATTTCTTCAATACATCTAATGATTGAGATTGGTCAAGAAGACCATTCACTTTGGCTCGTGAATTTTTAATTTCCTGTAATTCTGGTGGGAGTTCATCAGTAATCAATGTCTCAGGACTGAGATTGTACTGCATTATGAGATGTGGGTAGAGTGAATTCAAATCAAAATTCACTACCCATTCATGTGCTCCAATTATTGGTTCTTTTACAAATGCTCCCTCAAAGTTGGATGATTTACTAGCGTGTGTTTTGGGTGGAATAATAATATTTTTACTCAACAAATGATTATATATCAACGTATCCCACATCCTAACTTGACCAAATGTATTCCTATAATTTACTTTACAAAGATATGCTAATGAAACAACCATTTCAAGAAGTTTCAATTTTCCTTCAAGTCGTTCTACTAACTCCACATCTTTGATATTGTATTCAATAAACTTTTGATAATCATTCTTGTATAGAAGATGCAATGTTCCTTGTTCAGAATAATCAAGTTTTCGTTCTCCAAGTTCAACATTTGCAATATGGTCTAATCTATATGATTCTTGATTATAATAGATAAATTTACGATACATTGAAAGATAGTCAAGAGTATCCACGCCATAAATTTCAAACGCTTGGAGCTCTCTTCCACCCATTCCAAACATTGCATATTGACGAACCTTTTTCCAAGGTGAAAGTAAACGATATGGATTCTTTTTTTCATTAAAAAGTTGTTTTGCACGATTCACCAAATATGGTATATCAAATGTTTCTACATTCCATCCTGTAACAATATCTGGTGATTCTTTATCCCACATCTTAAAGAATTTTTCAAGAAGGGCTCGTTCACTTGAACATTTGAGATAATATACATCTTTTCGGTCATGTTGAAATTCTTCACAACCAAAAACATAACAATTTTTTCCAATTTTAAAGGTTATTGCAGTAACAGTTTCGCTTGCACTTTCTACATTTGGAAATCCATTATCTGAACTTACCTCAATGTCAATATATGCAACTTTAATAAAAGAAAAATCATAATCAATATGTTTTTCAGGAAAGTGTTCTGCTATGAAAGTATATTCAAACTTATCATTACCGTAGATATTGAAATTATCAATCTCTTTATATTTGGCAATGAATTCCCGACACTCCCTCATTGTACCCGGCCGAATTTCTCCAACTGGGTCGCCTTCAAGGGTTTGGAATTTAGTTTCTTCTTTGGTAGGAATGTAAAGAGTGGGATGATACTCTATACGGTCTTTGAATCTTTTTCCGTCTTTTGAGACACCCCGAAATAGTATACTGTTTCCAATAGTTGAGACATTCGTATAAAAACTCATTTAATATCTAATTGATCAAATTTATGGATTTTAACATAATTCACTTTTAACTTATCTAATCTATTATAACATATTAGGATATGTTTGTCAATCCAATTTTTTCTGCCGTTAAATTGCCCAGCAACAAACAAAAATTGGAGATATATTAACCAGAAATACTTCATGTACTTCCTCCTTTATTTTAGAAGACCTTTTTTATATTGTGTCTTTCCACCAACTCTCAGAGCTGTCATTGTATTATGACGATTGGAGCCATCCTTTCTATAAGAACAGTGTATCCATCCACTATTCGGATTTTTCCCATCGTAAAATTCTAAAATAAGTTGGTCAAAATCTAAACTTTTAGCAATCCACGCTGCAAGGTCTGGATTTGATATTCTTGAAGATTCAAAATCTGCAGCCTCACCATTACAATGCTGACTCGTTTTAGACCCACCCACTTTTGAATTGAGTGTGGGAGAACGATAACCGCTGTTGATACGAATTGGCCCAAATTCCTCTCTCACTGGTTGCAAAATAAAATTACAAAGATTTACTAAATTAATAACATGTTCTCTCGTTGCATCATTTGAAATCCCTAAACGGTCAGCGGTAGAACTCTTTATCATTTCATGGTATGAAAAATTCTTCGTCATATACATAACTACTCCCTATTCAATATTTCTAATTTTTGTGTATTTGGGTCAAATTTCAAAGTAACATTCATTTCTATTGGTAAAAATTTCCCATCTTTCATCTGTACAGGAAGTTTGCCTTCAACTGCACCTTTAAGAGCATCTTTTGCATTATTAAATACATGAGATGGGTCGCTTTTTATAATTTTATCTAATTCTTTTTTTGCGTTGTCTGGAAGTATATCATCAATCATTTTTCCAACGTGCTCTTCTGCAAGGTCTTGAGCCTTATCAACTACTAATCCAGCAACCACATTGAATAACATTCCTGCAAGTGGTAACATAGTATTCTCCTTCAACTGTTAAATAAAAACCCCATTAAAGTATATATTCTTCAATGGGGTTGGAGAATGATTACTTACTAATCAACTTAGTAATGGGAATCAAACGTGGCTTCTTTTCTTCGGGAACCACTTTCTCCAAAGAAATATTTAGAAGACCATTGTTGAACTCCGCTCCTTTGATAACAATATCATCAGAAAGAGTCCAAGATTTAGAGAATGACCTTCGGGCAATCCCCCTATGAACATACTGAGTGGTATCAGTACCTTTGTCTTCTTTTGAACGTACTGTGATTATCCCATCCTTCACCTCAACTTCAATGTCAGTTTCAGAAAACCCAGCAAGGGCTACTTCAATGACATAACTATAATCATTTTCTTTACGAATGTTGTAAGGTGGAAACCCACTATCCTGAGTGGAATTGGGTGAATCCATCAAACGATTGAACATACGGTCAAATCCTACGGAAAGACCCATAAAACGTTCAAGATCGCCTGCTGTGAATGGGGTGTGATGTGCTAATGTTACCATATTACCTCCTTCTAAAAGCAAGGTTATTAAAAATATCCCCACCCCCTAGCACGAGCGATGGGTAAGTTAGAGGTTTCCACTATGGACAACCTCAATCCCGCCAACCCTCTCCTTTTAGGAAATGTTCGGCACGATGTTTTAAAACAATCCAAATCAATTTTATTAATGAATCTTCTGCATAGTTTCCTGCATCTCTCACTAATAATTTGTATTTTGTTTCCATAGTTATTTATCTCACATTTAACTTTTTTTTGTAAAAAGATATAATCTTTCACTATTCCCAAATTCTTTCTGTTTTCCAACACCTAATGA